AAGACCGGCGCGACAGGCGCGGCAGCCGACGAGATGGGCGCCATCATGGAATCGATCGCGACGACGATCCCGACCGACTTCGCGACTGCCGGCAACGCGATCGGCGAGGTGAACACCCGCTTCGGCGTGACCGGCGACGAACTGGAAGCGCTGAGCACGCAGTTCATCCAGTTCGCGAGCCTCAACGAGACAGACGTCACGAGCGCGGTCGACAGCACACAGAAAGCCCTCGCGGCCTTCGGGCTCGGCGCAGAAAACGCGGGCAGACTGCTCGATGCGATGAACGCGACCGGACAGCGGACAGGTGTATCGGTCGATGCGCTTGCCTCCGGGCTTGTATCGAACGCGGCGGCCTTCGACGAGATGGGTCTGAACATCTTCCAGGCGACCGAGTTCATGGGCGATCTGGAGATGTCCGGCGCGGAGTCTTCGGCAGTCCTCGGCGGTCTCGGCAAGGCGCTGAAGAACGCGACAGCGGACGGCGTGCCACTCAATGACGCGCTGGGTCAGCTCCAGAACTCGATCAGGAACGGCACCGGAGAGATGGACGGCCTCACGATGGCGTACGAGCTCTTCGGCAAGTCCGGCGCGACGATCTACGAGGCGGTCAAGAACGGCACGGTCGACTTCACAAACCTCGGCAAGGCGGCGGACATCACTGCCGGATCCGTTTCCGAGACCTTCGACGCGACGCTTGACCCAATCGACTCATGGCAGACAACGCTGAACCAGCTCAAGCTCACGGGCGCGGAACTCGGTGCGACGCTCGGCTCCGTACTTCAGCCGATCCTTGAGAAGGTCGGCGAGGCCGTGAAGACGCTAAAAGAGCGCTGGGAAGCACTATCTCCCGAAACGCAGGACGCGATCGTCAAGGCGGCAATGATCGCCGCAGCGGTTGGCCCGATCATCGCGGTCGTCGGTTCGATCGTCTCCGGGATCGGGTCGCTGATCTCCGGGATCGGGATGCTCATGTCGCCGGTCGGGCTTGTCATCGCAGCCATTGCGGCGGCTATCGCGATCGGCGTAGCGTTATATCAGAACTGGGACGAGATCTGCCAGTGGGCTGAAAACCTCAAGGAGAGGATCGTCGAAGCCTGGGAGAACATCAAGACATCCGTCACGGATGCGGTCGACAATATGAAGACCGCCGTCACGGAGAGGTGGGAGAGCATCAAGAGCGGCGTGTCTACGGCGGTAAACAACGTCAAGAACACCGTGACGACAGCGTTCACGAACGTCCGGAACACGGTCACGACTACGATGTCGAACGTGAGGAACACGGTCACGTCTTCCTGGTCGGCGGCACAGGCGGCTTTTGCCAACGCCGGCGGCGGGATCCGTGGCATCGTGGCGGGGCTGTCTGCCGGCATCCGCTCGCTCTGGACGGGCATGTTCAACACGATCGACAGCCTTACGGGCGGACGCCTCTCTGCGATTTATAACTGGTTTACGAGCAAGTTCGGCGCGATCCAGAGCTACATCTCCGGCGTCGTGCAGCGGATCAGGGGGATCTTCAACTTCTCCTGGTCGTTCCCGCACATCCGGCTCCCGCACTTCTCCTGGTCGTGGCAGGACATCGGCGGCGTGGTCAAGATCCCGAGGATCAGCGTGACCTGGTATAAAAAGGCTTACGATCAGCCGTACCTCTTCACGCAGCCGACAGTCATGCGCGGCTTCGGAGACGGCGGCGGCAGCGGAGAGATCGTATACGGGCGCGACCAGCTCATGCGCGACATCGCGAAGGCATCCGGCGGCAGCAGCATCAACATAAACGTTTATGCTCAGCCCGGACAGGATGCGCGGCAGATCGCTAACGAGGTGCAGCGTGTCCTCGCGCAGCAGCAGCGGCAGAAGGAGGCCGTCTATGCGTAACTACTTCACATTTAATGGTCACGATTCCAGGGACTGCGGGATCTACATCAGCGGCGCCGGGACACTGAACGGCGCAGGGAGGAACTACGACGCGATCGAAGTCCCGGGCCGTGACGGCGACCTTCTGGGCGTGGAGAAGCGGCTCAACAACATCGAGCTGACGTATCCCGCCTTCACATACGGCAACCTCGGCACGCTTCTCCCGGCTCTCAAGGAGGTGCTCCTCGGAGCGGTGGGATACAAGCGCCTGACGGACTCGTACCACCCGGACGAGTTCCGTCTTGCCTATTTTCCCGGACCGCTCGATGTGGATCCGACTGCTAAAAGAGACGCGGCGGAGTTTGACGTCTCATTTATTTGTAAGCCGCAGCGGTGGCTTCTCTCCGGAGAGACGCAGACCACATACACGGCAGCCTTTACGGTCACGAACCCGACTGCCTTCACTGCACGGCCTCTTCTTCGCGTGAGCGGCTACGGCGTGCTCACGGTCGGGAGCGTCGTGCTCGAGATCCCGGACGACATCATCCAGAACGTCATCATCGACTGCTCGACGATGGACTGCTACACGCCGCAGCTGGTCAACGTCAACGACAAGGTGAAGATCTACGGGAACGAGTTCCCGACCTTCCCGGCGGGTGAGACTGGTGTATCATTCGACAGCACGATCAACTCCGTGCGAGTGACTCCGAGGTGGTGGCGCGTATGATCCCGATCCTATACAGAGAATCAGAGCGCGAGTTTGCGACGAACGGGATCGGGCGGCTCGTTGACTGCATCCGCTGCACCGTCACGGAAGAGCGGAACGGTATATATGAGTGCGAGTTCGACTATCCGATCACGGGGCAGTACTACGACGAGCTCAGAAACGGGCGGATCGTCTCCTGCATCCACGACGACAAGGGAGACCGGCAGCCGTTCGTGATCTATCGGGCGTCGCGCCCGATCAACGGCGTCGTGACCTTCAACGCCCGGCATATCTCGTATAACCTCACGAACGTGATCGTCGGACCGTTTACGGCTTCGACAGCTGCGGAAGCGATCGGCAAGATCCCGCAGAACCTCATGACAGGGAACGAGTTCACGTTCTGGACGGACAAGAACTCAAGCGGGACGTTCTCGCTCGACACTCCGGCATCCGTGCGCTCGATCCTGGGCGGCACGGAAGGCAGCCTCCTCGATGCGTTCGGCGGCGGCGAGTACGCCTTCGACAACTTCACCGTGCGGCTGTACAGCAAGCGCGGGAACGATACCGGCGTGACGATCAGGTACGGCAAGAACATGACCGACCTCGTTCACGAGGAAGAGAACGGCAGCACGTACAACGGAGTCGTGCCGTACTACAGCGACGGCTCCGGCGAGGTGGTATACGGCAGCGCTGTCGTAGCAGCTGCGCCTCCGGTCTACGAGGACGCCATCGTAACGGACGGGCGGATCGAGATCGAGACAGACGACGGCGAGCCGCTCGTTGCGAACTATGCCCCGATGGCGGTCGTCCCGATGGACTTCACGAACCAGTTCCAGGGCGAAGTCCCGACGGCGGCAGAGCTTGAAGCGGCAGCGGCTTCGTACCTTGCGAGCAATAAGCCGTGGCGACCGATCGAGAACATCAAGGTCGACTTCGTGGCGCTCTGGCAGACGGACGAGTACGCAGACGTCGCCCTGCTCCAGCGCGTCGGGCTTTGCGACTATGTCAGTGTCTACTATCCGGCGCTCGGCGTGGAGGCATACAAGACCGAGGTGATCCGCACCGTCTACAACGTTCTCCTGGAACGCTATGACGAGATGGAGCTCGGCGACGCGGTGGCAAGTTTCGCGGACGTCCTGAAGGGAACCTTCACGGGCATCATGGAAGAGAACAGTGTCACGCGGACCGTTCTCGATGCGGCGATCTCAAGCGCGACGTCGCTCATCACCGGCGGCATGGGCGGGCATATCCTTTTCAGGTATGACGGCAACGGCAAGCCGACGGAGATGCTCGTCATGGACACGGAAGACGAGGCGACAGCGATGCACGTCCTCCGGATCAACGTGAACGGCATCGGGTTCAGTTCTAACGGAGTCAACGGGCCATTTGCCTCAGCATGGACGCTTGACGGCGCTTTTGTGGCGGACTTCATCACGGCGGGCGAGATGTCCGCCAACAGGATCCGGGGCGGCGTCATCAGACTCGGCGGCGGTGACTACGGCAACGGTATGATCGCCGTAAACGACGAAGACGGCAATCAACTCGGATGGTGGTCGTCTGCCGGCTTCCATCTTCTGAAGGGATACATCAGCCTCGACGAAAATTCAAGCATTGGCGTCAACGGAGGGCCAAACCAGTTTGTGATTATAAACTCGGCCGGCCTTCAGGGCTTGTCTAATGGCGTCAGGATGCTCTTTAACAGCGGAAAACTGGAGCTCGTAACGGACGGCTATGCGTCCAGCAGCGAATACGACCACTCTGATGTATATAGCACGGGATTCAGCACTTCGCACGTCGTGTCCGGGGACCAAACCAAAAACAAGAACGGACGCCTGACGCCTACGTATGTCGGAGTGCGTGATGGTTCATACAGCTCGCCAAGATATTTTTCTGTAGACCTTCCTACTCATTCCGCTCTATTTACGGGCAGCTGGACAGTCTCCGGGACGAAGAGCCGGCTCGCAGACACGGAAGAGTTCGGCAAGAGGCTGCTCTACTGCTACGAGATGCCGAGCCCGGTCTTCGGCGACCTGGGCGAGGGCGTGATCGGCGAGGACGGCCTCTGCTATGTCCCGCTTGATCCCGTCTTCGAGGA